TCGTCGTTGTATATTTTCTTGTATGTTTGAAAATTTTTATCTTGAACATTACCCGCTGAAAAACGTTTCACATAATAATCAAAATAATCTTTCATCGTTATCTTGAACACTCTCTTTTCGAACGTTCTTAATAGAAAATCTATCGATGTATCATCTTTCTTTGACGGATGGACGTTGGGGAATTTTTTGATGAACGCATCTTCGAATAAGATTATCTGCGTCTTGTAAGATAAGTTTTTGAATGTGTTGGGATTTGGATCTTCCACAAAGGATTGTATATGTCCATTACCTATATCCTTATCGACCAATTCTGTGTTTACGACGTCTTTCATCGATCTTTTATCTGATATTATAGGGACTAGGTTATACATATTACTATCGTAGGTAGAATTTGGATTCTCTGCCAAAAAGTACACATTGGATTGTCTATTTAGATAACACCTAACCCCCAATCTATTTGGTATGAGTATATCATTCTCTATGATAGCGTCCAAACATTTTAGTATCATAAATTTAGAGGTTTGTCTATAATCTCCATCTTCGTACTCATCGGGTATATGATCTATGATATTATGAATATTCATCGTATTATACCTATTAAATAGTCTAGATATGATCTTTATTATGGGTACGAGATTCATATTATACAAAAGATTATAGTTGGTAACGTCAAGATCATCATAGTCAACATCGTATCTCCAAACCCTACCACTACTATCACTCGGTTCAATGTCTTGGCAAGAATAATTACATCTCTCATAATCGCACTCTTTTGTATAATCCTTGTCTTGTTCGATAACATTTCTCTTATAATTCATTGCGCAATCAAAAGATTGTTTCTTAAAGACTCTTGTGACTTGAGAGTTGTATATCTCTTTGTTCTCCGCAATCTTTAGAACATGCATATCTATCGTCTCTGTCTTTGATATGAGGGTGTTTGGAGGATAAGATTTGGGTGTGGTGTATCCATTCTTTTTTGTTCCACCATCAACAGAGCACAATCTCATCACTCTTACCTTTCTTTCCTCTGGTTTAAGATCCTCTTGAGCTAGATATCTTAATATCCTAAATATGGGTTGGTCGACACTTGGCATATTCCAAAAAGGACTCACTATAATAACATTTCTAAAATTTTTCAAGGATATACCCTCACCAATCTTTTTACTTCCAACGAGGACCTGACATCTTGCAGCATACCTATTATCGTATCTGTTTATACTATGAATGGCACTAGATATCTCTGGACCAGTGTTGATAGTTCCATCCTTTGATGTTATAACGGTTAACCTTCTGATATTTTCGTCTGTTGGAGTCTTATCCAATTCGGCAGTGGTCTTTGCCCAAACTAGTCCGTGAATCTCCAAGATCAACCCTATAAGAATAGCCCCACTCTTGCTCGCAAAATCACCAGTGTATATAAAAAAGAGTTGATCTGGATGATTTTTGATCTCCTCTACTATAAGGGCCATCTTTGCTGAACACTCATACAAATTATTCTTTATATAATTTCTAAAATGTCTATTTGTAATCTCATAGCTAGTGACTATCTTTTCATCTCTTTTTTTTGCTCCAAGATTCTTTATTCTGTGATGTTGAACGCAGTACATCTCAAATCCTTTCTTACCATAGGTGTAATTTATAACATTGCCCTCTTTATCAAATATAGGGTATGCAAAATTTGCGATATCTCTAGCATCTTTAGAGAATGATCCTCCCTGGATTTGTTGTTCCAACGTCTCATTAGCCATCATATTACTCTTTACATCAGAAGCGGCAGACGATTGAAAGTCTGACATTATACAAGGGTATACTGTGGTATATCTTAAAAAGTCTGGTATGATGCCTACCTCTTCTGTCTCGGCCGATGACGTTACAGGTCTGAGATAAGATATGCGACCATAAAAATATTTTGCCAACACATCCTCATTTATCAACTTTCCATCTTTAAAAAATTGCTTCATAAAATTCTTACCGACGGGAAGTTGATCGTCCAGTGGAAGTATTAAATTCATAATACCAGCGACGTCGTATACATGATCCCACATTAATGTCCCAGATAGTGGTAACACCACACAATTTTCTACAGAGTGTAAAAATGTATGTAAAGAATTATATAGATTTACCACTCTCTTCTTACCCTTGCTTTTAGTAGTATCGGTGGTTTTTTGTTCAATCTTTTTCTTGTATTTTAGATTATGGGGTTCATCTAAAATTATGACCCTGTTACTATGATGTTCCTTTATAAATTCTTTGGATTTTGGTAACGTCTTTAAAAAAGTCTCATAGGTAAAGATTTGATAAGATTGATTTATCATCTTCTTTATGCGCTGTGATCGTTGCTTTGGTGTTATACCCTTCTCTAACTCTTTCTCTGTAAAATATGGATCGTATATACCAACAGTGCATACTTTTTCAACCTCGTTTCTATAACTTCTGGCAAGGTCATCATTCTTCACTAAGACGAGAGCCGGTTTTCTCTTCATTCCTCCAACGTACATATTTTTAAAATTTTCTTGTATAGCAGATGACAGACAACTCTTACCTGTACCCATCTTGTGTGCTATGATCATCTCTCGTATATTTGTATTAGGATTCATAATGATACTCATAAGATGTTGGGCATCGTTCTTCTCTCCCTTAGTTGGTAGATATTTTTCATACCTGTCTAATCTATTGATATATATCTCTTTTTTAGAATATACATCTAATAACGTTCCCTTATTTTTCCCATCAGATCTTATATCTGGGTATTGAACAAAAAAGTCCAGCAAATTGATATCTTCCATTAATTTACTCACCTATATTTATTATATAAATTTAATCACCCAGAAAAAATCTCTCCGTTAAAAAATATACTCTATTGTAGGAAGTATAATCTATTATGATTTAATATATATTATATTACTGAAAATTCTTATGATGAGTCTTTTACAAATTTTTATAAGATAAAAATTTTATTATGTTTACAAAAATTTAACAATGACATGTTTCGCCAAATTATATTTTGAAAGATCAAACTTTTTTGATAACGTTAAATGTGTGATAGATGTTGGCAAATTGTCTATAGATTGATCAAAATAATATCCCAATTTTAAATGTGTGATGGATGATGGTAATTTGTCTATACGTTGGTTAGATCTCCATCCTAATGTTAAATGTGTGATGAATGATGGCAAATTGTCTATGGGTTGATTAAACTCTCTTCCCAACGTTAAAACTTTAAGTGATGACGGAAGGTGATCTATTGGTTTATTAAAATAACCTCCCAAAGTCAAATGTGTAATACACGAAGTTGATAGATCGTCTATCGATTCGTTAAACTCGTTACAAAAACACACCTTTCTTAACTCTCTATATTTTGATAGATCTTTCAATAACAAGATATCTTTGTCAAGATTTACTGGAACATCAAATACCAAAAGACTAAAAGTCTCCTTCAAGAATTCTAATGTCTCATCATTAGAGCGATCATAGTCATCAGATCTTATTACAAATCTTTTTGCTTTTGTAACTCTCATATTTTGTTCATTGATAGCAAAATTTAGTTTATAAATAGATCTCTTTGTGTTTAAATTTATAGAGTGTGATAATATATTTATATTCTTTAATGTTTGTACATCGTCTTGTTCAATTATAGAGAGATATTTTAAAACATTAAAAACGAGTTTTGAAGAGAAGAGACATTCTATAATGTTATCTTTTTCGTATATGTTATTTCTAATTTTCTCTTTGGATTGCATTTTTTATAGCAGATTTTTTTAAAGACTATTTTAAAAGATTATTTTTAGTTTGGTAATCATTCAATCAAATTTTTATATCTTATAAAAATTTTAATATTAAACACAACTTGTCAATTATCAGACCTCCTAAAATTGTCAATAAGTTTTTGAAATTCAGAAACGATATTTTTTTGAAACTCCTCCGTTATCTTTTCAATTCTTTTATCAACGTCATCTTTTTTGTTACCTATAGGTGTATCGATCTCTCTCTCTTTGATTATCTTTATAGATACATCTTTCTTATCCGATATATCGATCTTTGTTGTATCATCCACCATATATTTTGGAACAATTTTGTTCTTTATGGTGGATGGGTCTCTTAATCTTATTTGACCTTTAGACATCTTTATAAAATATACAACGTTAATGTATTTTGTAGAAGTTTTACTATTAATTATTTTTATGTACGATGACTTATCTATAATTTTTTTTATATATTATGATCTTATAAAAAAAATGTCTTTATAAAAATTATACTTGACCTTTCATAAAAATTATACTTGACCTTTTATAAAAAATATAAAGACTATCAACAATACGACCATGAAAAATATATAATTTGTAGTGTTGAAAATGTTCCCTTTGTTATATCTCAATATCATACATTCTATAAGAAACAACAAAACACTAAAAATTATTATCCAAAGAAGCATGTTATTATCTTTATCTTTTACATTACCATTAAATCCTCCAAAACCCTCTCTTCTGGATAAAGTAGTCGACGTTATGGGTTGTAAAGTTTTGCAATCTACCTGAGTCGTTTGTGTCGGATCATCGGGGTTTATAGTATAACATGCACCACATTGTGTGGACGTCACAATGTTGAAAGAGTTGTTGCTCAGATTGTCGGATGATATACCATTAAAATAACATTGACTATTGGGTCCACATATTGTATTTATATTTATAGTTCCACCCGTAGAATTTATGGACGTCGCTGTAATATCATCTATCACACATACATTATCGGTGCACGTATTAACATTTCCATTATCATCTCCCTGTGGAACAACACCAGGATATCTACATATCGTACTACATGCAATGTTATTATTTGATGGTACGTCGGAATATTGTGATGATGGAAGATGACATCCACAGAGTTGTAATGGTATTATTCCGTTTGGATCTAACGATGTTTGATTATTAAGAGGAGATAGATCATCGATTGTATATGCAGAACATACTTGATTGAGTATACTATCACATAGACCAGGAAATTTATTACACAGATCTACGCTCTTTCCCACAAATGGATCCTGAGTAAAGGGTGTATTATTGTTTGTTATATAAAAATCGTAGACGTTATTATATATCATACATTGTGCTACCTGAGCTCCTCCCATATTACAGTTCGATAGGTTGCTAGAACAATAATTTGTGATATTTGTGCTATAGGGTATATTCGTGTTGGATGACGACGATACCAAATTCACATATTGATCGCATGCTAAACTTGTAGGGTTGGTACCGTTCCACACACTACTATTACATGATGTGTTCATTAAAAGAGGACATGAATCTCCATTAGAGCTATATGTTGGACAAGACAGCGGATCGCAATCCGCACTACCGCTCAACATACCTGCACAACATTGAATCTTGTTAGCCGATTGGGTAGTCCACTGACTTCCACATAGTTGAAAATCTCCCGATATATATCCTGTTCTTGCACTATAGCTAGCAGGACATGGATGTGCTCCAAAATTATTGCAAGATTGTGTTGGGAATTGACCAGGTAATCCTCCGTTAGGGTAGAGATACCCTCCAAATGTGTTGCAAGCCAACACACTTCCACCAACGTTGGGAGATGAACCCGCTGCTGGTAGGTATGTATTACCATTATAAGAATTACATGTTGCAGAATTATTGAGATCTCCCATAACAATTCCCTCGGTCATAGGTATGCATTGATGTTTGACGTACCCATAATTTAAATCCCCTGATGCTATACCATTTGGTGCATTTACGGAGGGATCGTTGGTGTATAATGGTGTATAATATGGACTTGGTCTTCCACACTTTGTTGGTTGGGTAGAGTCTGGTAATATGGTCGTCATACATCCTCCACTTCCTCCTGTAACATAATGAAATGATGCATATAGATTATTAATATTTATGCTACTCCCTTCGTTATCAATGTATTCTTGACCATATATATAAAAATAGTCTGACCATGGATATATATATGCCTGATTATCTAGATTTAAGTCACCTATGGCTATACCCAATACTAATTGACTATCATACGGAACGGGTGACGTTCCCACACCAAAATCTAATATTCCCGATCTTATTATAAATGGCATCATAATGTTGGGAGATACAGGGTAGTAACTTGACATTAAGGCCTCCCAATCATCCGTAGGTATAGGATAGCTCGACGACATAAAATATGATAATGAACCATTAGAGTTTGGTTGTGTGGGTATAAGATAGAATATAGAATTGTAATATACTGGGCCACATCCGACAGAGTTGAATGTCTGTATAATTTTAAAAGTCCTAGATGTAGAGGATCTTGCAAGTTGATTAATGTGTGTTCCATTTACTTCTATGTTAGTTGGATCAAGATAAAATACATCTCCATCCCAATCATTACCAGTATTATACCATCCTATAGTTATGCAATCCCCATAGTTTATATAAGTTCCTAAACTCATGTCGATCTCTATAGATTATTATAATTTATCGATAAATTTTATTATAGTATAAAATTTTAAAATTTATCAATGATATGTTCTGAAATGTATCAACTATTTTATTCAAAGTATGTTGTAAAAAGAGAATCATCATTTTTTTAGAAAGAGGATTGATTTTTTATGGAGGATAATTTTTTTTATAAGATGAGAGATCATAAATTTTTTTGGGAGATCCAAAACTTACAAAAAATTTAAAAGTATACAAGGTTAATATTAAATGTGGAATAATTTTAAATATTATGAAAAAGTACGAGACAATTATAATACAGAGACGTTATATAATATAAAGACATTGTATAATATAGAGACGTTGTATAATGGCATATCAAATATCGGATACGTGTGATATAAAAAGCACAGCATCCGATTCCAAACTCTTACTATCTAATCCGACGACGACATGGTCTTTGAGAAACAATGTCATCGACAATAAATTTATATTGGAGAATCAATCTCTCCCTAATATCTTTGATATAGATCCATTAACTGGTGATGCAGAATTTATAAATAATGTAAGGTTAATTGAATTAAAACTTAGATCGAATAGTGGATTTAATACAAATCTATTACCGTCTGCTGGATTGGTAGCAGATTACAACGTTACATTTCCTACGATCCCCCCGTCAACAAATCAGACCATTCTATATAATGGTAGTAACTACGTGTGGCAAGAT